CGTGCCGAAGTTTATGAAATACTCAATCGCATTGGCGCAATGTCAATCGAAGAAATCCGAGAGGAAGAAGACCTAATCCGATGAAACTATCAATTCCGATTCAATTAACCGCGGCAGATTCAGAGCGTCGATTGATTTCAGGTCGCATCGTCACTTGGAATGAAGAAGGCAACACAAGCGCGGGTCGCACAATGTTTCAAGCTGGATCAATTGCGCCAAGAAATGTCAAATTGCTTTTGGAGCACGATCGCACACGCCCAATTGGTCGCGTCGTTGAAATGACAGAAACACCACAGGGAATTGATGCAACTTTCAAAATTGCAAACACCACAGCTGGAAGCGACGCGCTGGAAGAAGCGCAAACACAATTGCGCGACGGATTTTCTGTTGGAATCTCTGTTGATGCGTGGGATAACAAAAACGGCGTTTTAGTTGTGTCAGCTGGCAAGCTCGATGAAGTCAGTTTGGTCGCCGAGCCCGCCATTGACAGCGCAAGGGTTTCAGATGTAGCCGCGTCTTATGACGATGAAGAAGAAAAAGAAAAAACAGAGAATTCCGAATCAATCGATTCTGGAACAACCGAAGAACAAGGAGAAGACGAAGTGGAAAACACCGTCACAGAGCAGGCAGCACCCGCCGAAACGGTGGAAGCTGCTTTGACTTCAAATTCGGCTGCAACTCAGCCGAAGTTTTACACCGCGCCACGAATTGAATTGACAAAAGTCAAGTATCTTGAAAACACAATTCGCGCGGCACTTGGCAGCGAAGAAGCCCGCATTTATGTGAAGGCAGCTGACGACGCCACAAACAATCCAGCAATGTTCCCGACCCGTCAATTGACAGAGGTTTGGAATCCGCTTGGAACAAATGTCAGAGGTTGCGTCGATGCGCTAAGCAAAGGACAGCTTCCTGATGCAGGGCTCACCTTCGAAATTCCTAAGATCACACAGCTTCCATCTGTCACCGAAGAAGCCGAAGGCGGCGCGGTTGCCGATGTAAATGTCAATAGCGAATTCATCTCGGTGTCTGTTAAGAAATTCTCAGGGAGCCAAGTATTTTCGGTCGAGTTGCTCGACCGAAGCTCGCCCGTCTTTCTCAACGAGTTGCTTTTAACTATGGAGCAGGCTTACTCAAAGGCGACCACCGAATATGCAAATGATGTCTTGGTTGCAAATGGCGCACTCAATGCAACAGCTCGCGCCAACGATGCTTCCGCTTTGCTTGCTTATGTTGCAAGCGGCAGCGCGGCTGTCTATGCAGCGACAAAAGGTTTTGCAAGAAATCTAGTCGTTGCGCCTGATCAATGGGCAAATATCATGGGATACAACGACGCAGGTCGCCCAATCTACAACGCAGCCGCACCACAAAACGCGGGTGGAAATGTCACACCAACATCATTGGTCGGCAATGTTGCAGGTCTAAATCTTTATGTTGATGCCTATAAGACAGGATCAGGCGACAACTCAATGTTCGTCATCAATCCTGATGCTTTCACTTGGTATGAATCACCACGCGCAAACCTTCGCGCAAATGTCATCGCCACAGGTCAAGTTTCTGTGCTTTATTACGGTTTCGCCGCACTTGCCACAAAAACAGGCGCGGGCTGCAACCGTTTCAACTTCACCTAAGCCGATTAACTAATCATCGATCAGCTGCGCTCCCGTAGCTGATCGAGCAGAATCGAAAGGAACGCTCATGCCAAACATCGTTAGCGCGCAAGACTTGCGCACCGTGCTTGGCGTGAGCGTTTCGCTTTATCCTGACAGTTATCTTGACGACATAATCAATTCGGCTGAAGCTGTTGTTTTGCCGATGTTGGTTGCCAATTCGTCAGCTGTTGCAATGTATGAAATCGAAAATAACATTCTTTACATTTACACCGTGAGAGCTCACAAATTTGTCACAGGTCAGAGCGTGCAACTTAACAATTGCGACGCTTCCATTGACGGCACTTACACCGTCACCGCGGATTACACACATTCGCCCTATGTTTTCACAGCTGCAAAAGTCACAGCAAATGTGACGCTTCGCGCCGTCATTCCAAACGGATCAGCGACATTGGTTGGCAAATCTGCCGCCGATATTTATGCAAACAACGACGCTGTTGAAAATGCTGTGATAATGACCAGCTCTGAAATTTTCCAAGCCAAAACCGCCGCGGGCAATTCAATCGATGGCGTTGATTTTCAAGTTTCACCGTGGCGCATGAGCCGTCAGCTATTGACACGCGTTTCAGCCTTGCTCGCGCCATTTTATGAAGTCGAATCGATGTGTCAGTAATGCCATCAACAATTCAAACAAGTGTCAGAGATACGCTCCAAAGCGCGCTGTCAAGCGTTTCGGCGAATGTTTATGATTCTGTGCCTGAAGCTGTGATTCCACCATTTTGCGCGCTAGTTCCGAACGATCCTTATCTTCAGCCAAATCTTATTGGCAAATCGACAATCAAAGTTCAAATCAATCTTAGAATCACGGCAGCTGTTGCCTATATGTCAAACAGCGCATCGCTGGACAACTTGGAGAAGCTACTCATCAGCATTCTGGCGGTTATACCGTCAGGCTACATCGTCGGAGATATAACCGTGCCGTCGATTGTTTCGGTCGGATCGTCAAACCTGCTATCGGCAGACATACCCGTTTCCACCTACTACACTCAAACAAACTAGGAGCAGACATGCCAACAAATATCATCACGGGGCGCGATGTGTCTTTCACGATTGGTGGAAACAATTTCGACGCCCAAACAACATCGGCAATCCTGTCAAATGAGCACATCATCGAAACTTATCAAACGCTCGATGGTCGCGCATATAAGGCAATTGACGATCAATGGACATTCGATGTCGAAATGCTTGCAGATTGGGGCGCAGCTGGATCACTTTGTGAAATCCTGTGGGGCGTTTGCGAATCTGCACCAAACACAGGCATTTCAACCGTTATGACAGCGGCGACAGGTGCTACATTCACATTTCAGGTTTTGCCCGTCTTCCCATCGGTCGGCGGTGCTGCACCTGATGCACAAACTGTGACGATGAGCTTCACCGTCATTGGAACACCAGCTGAATCGTTCAGCTAGGATTTAGAGAAACGGGAGCAAAAATGAAACTAGCAATACAAATTGAATATCAATCAGGCGATGTGGCGACTTATGTCGCTGCACCGCCTGAATGGGCAAAGTGGGAGCAAAAGACAGGCTTTCGCATTGGTCAAGCCCAAGAGAAGATTGGCATTTCAGACTTGATGTTTTTGGCTTATCACGCCATGAAGCGTGAGGCAGCTGGCAAGCCTGTCAAGCCTTATGACACTTGGTGCGAAACAATTGCCGAAGTGGTAGTTGGTGACAACAGCCCAAAAGTCACGGAAGCGGAAGCGTCAGCCGACTAATTGTTGAGCTCGCAATCGCCACAGGCATTCCGATGTCTGAATGGCAATCCGCTGAAGATATTTTGACGGCGATTGAGATTTTGGAGAAAAATGGCGGCGACAAAAAGTCAAGGTAAGATCAGCATCGATGTTGATCCTGTCGCTTTAAAAGATTTGCGCGCCACACTTAGGCTGCTGGATAAGGAAACATCGGCAGAATTACGCGACAAAGCGCAACCGCTTTCCAAAAGTCTTGCCCGTGAATTGACCGTCGCAGCGGCATTCTCGGCAGCTCCACCGCAAGCAATTTTGGTCGCGCGTTCAATAAGCACACCAAGAGATCGAATGATTCGCGTTGATGTTGGTGGATCAAAGCGCGTGGGCAGACCTTATGGCGGCGAAAGAGATGTCAAAGGCAAAACACGAAATCGCGTTGCGGCGCAAGCTGGCGAGCTCTTATGGGGCAGCGAATATGGCAGCGGCGGGCAAGCGCAAGATCGTGCGGGTCGTCGCATGGGCAGATCACGATTTGTCAAGGGTAGAAATAAGCGCGGCTATTGGATCAACCCGACCGTTGATGCAAACATCAAGCCCATTGCTGATGAATATGTGCAGATCGTCAAGGATATAGTTAAGCGATTGAAACTTGAAGGGCGGGCATAATGGCTGGAATTCCAAAAGTCAAGATTCAATTTGATGCCGATCTTGACGGTCTGAAAAAAGGCACAGCCGATGCCGACAAAGAAGTTGGCGGGTTTGCAGATAAGGTCGGCGAATTTGGAAAGAAAGCCGCTGCCGCTTTTGCTGTTGCCGCCGCCGCCGCCGCCGCTTATGCGGTCAAACTTGCTGTCGATGGCGTCAAAGCTGCAATTCAAGATGAGCAAGCACAACTTAAATTAGCAAATGCGTTAGAGGCTGCAACAGGTGCAACAAATGCACAAATCAAAGCGGTTGAAGATCAAATTTTGAAAACATCGTTGGCGACGGGTGTTGCTGACGATAAATTGCGACCAGCGTTGCAGCGTCTAGCAACGGCAACGGGCGACACGGAAGAAGCTCAAAAACTTCTTAATCTTGCTTTAGATATAAGCGCGGCAACAGGCAAACCGCTTGAAACCGTCAGCAATGCGCTTGGCAAAGCATATGAAGGCAACACAACAGCCCTAGTCAAATTAAATGCTGGAATTTCCACAGCCGAGGCAAAAACCTTAGGCTATACGGGAGCGGTTCAACAGCTGACGGATTTGTATGGCGGTGCAGCTGCAAAAAATGCTGATACATTTCAAGGTCGCATTGATCGTGTCAAAGTCGCTTTTGATGAAACAAAAGAATCAATCGGTCAGGCTCTTTTGCCTATTGTTGAAAAATTGTTGGGCTTTATCACAGGCACGGTTTTGCCTGTTTTCCAAAA